ATTGTAAATTTCTTCATTTTCCATAATACTGTCTTTCATTTTTTGAACATGATTTTTCCATTGTTCATCTGACATTTTTTTATATCTTATCTTAATATTATCTTATTTTTATTTTATTAAAATAAAATAAAAATATTTCAAATTTAAATGGAAAACCCGTGGAATGATTATACAAATGAAACATTAATACATCTTCATAAAAAAATAAGAACACAGCGGAAAATGTATCAAAGGGCAAGTGATTTTTATGATACATTTTATAGTATCTTTGGGTTGATAACTGTTTTAACATCAACAGTGGCATCTACTTTATCTTGGGGAGGCAATGGTAAAGAAATGGATGAAAATAAAAAATTTATCTTAAGTATTATAACAACCACATCCGCATTATCTGCAGCAATTCAAAATTTTTATAATTTTAAAGAAAACTCAAATAAATTAATAGAAACATCAAAAACTTATTCTAAATTACAAAATCGTTTAGAAAATATAGGAAATATTCATCCAGATTATAGAGAAGAAAATCCATATGAATTATTTAAGTTAATTGATATTGAATTAGATAAGTTAACAGAAAATCGTAAAGAATTATCAAGTTGTTTAACAAAATATTGTTTTACTAAAAAATGCGATTGTGAATCATATCTAGAAGCAAAACACGAAAATTATAAATTACAATGTGAAGAAGAAAAAAAAAGTTATTGTGAAAATGAAATTAATGCTTAGAATTAATTATTTATTTTTAAAAAAAAAATATATGTGTATATTATAAAAAAAAAATGAGCAAATCTGTAACTAAATTATCAAATAATTTCGTACGTGAATTTTCTTCGGTTTTCACCAAAAATAAAGGATACATTGAATTATTTATTGTAACTCTGTTACTCTTACAATACATGCCACAAAAAATTTTCTTTGTTGATGCTGTTGATAAAGAAGTTGGTAAAGTTAAACAAATGATTAATCAAGTTGTAACACCTGTATTGCAGAGTCCTATTACTGTAATGGTTTTATTTGTCTTAGCAGTTTACAGTTACTACATTAAGAAAGATATGATTTTATTTTTATTATTATTAATTACTTTCTTAGCACGCAGACAATAATTTCATCTAGATCTTAAATTATAATTATGTTTTTTATTATTTTTTCTATCGTTTCGTTTATTATTTTTTCCATTGACATTTTCAAAAACAATATGTTCACCTTTCCATTCACTAGAAATACCTTCGCCACGGGAAATGCTAACTAAAGTATTCGCTGCTTCATATTCTTCCTTGGTTAATGTAACATTATTAGTTTTATACCAAGGGGAATCAGGTGAATTATTTTTCCATGATTCAAATAATTCATCTAAAAGTTTTTGTTTGACATCATAAGGAATTCTAAGATCATAAATAAATTCCATATCTTCATAAAGATCTTTTCTATTTGTATAATATTTTGTTGTCATTTTTTTTTATCTTTATTTTTATCTTTATTTTTATCTTTATTTTTAAATAAATTTCTTTTAAATAAATTTCAAATTTTATTAATATAAATGGATTTTAAAGAAATCATCAAAAGAAAAATTTTTTTCTTTTTCCTGAAAAATTTTATTTTCTTTCTTATCATTTGTTTTTATCGGGTCGTTTATTCTTATAGTTTTATTTTCTATCTTATTTTCTCTTTCTACTCTATTATATGAAGATAATCTATTATTTTCAATATCTTTAATAACTAATATTAACGGCGTATATGAAATTGGCATAATATTATTTAAATATTATTTAAATATATTTTAATAATTAATAATAATAATAATGAAAATGTTAAGTATTTTATTAAATATTTTTTTGATTAATCCTTTATTTGTTAATTCACAAACAGAAATCCCTTTAGTTATAGGAGGAACTAGAGACGATAATAATTGTTTAACAAGTGCAGGGTATTCATGGTGTGAATCATCTCAACAATGTTTAAGAATTTGGGAAACACCGTGTAAAGACAACTATTCTGATTGTAATGACTGCTTAGAAAGACAAAGGGATGGTGAAAATATTGCCTGTCCAACCACATGTGATAATATTGTAATTAATGATCCTTGTAGTTTACAATGTCGTCCACCACCCTGTCCTATGATGCCTATGATGGAAGGTTGCCAATTTACACAACCTCAAAAAGATTCATGTGGATGTGATATAAGTTGTGGTAGTATTGATTGTCAACCGCAAGTATCAAATCAAGGTGAAACTTGTGGAGGTTTTGTTATTCCTGGTCAACAACATATTTGCGCGGATGGATTAGAATGTGTTAATACAATGGGTCCTTATATAGCAGATGCACCAGGAACATGTCAACCAATATGTCTAACTTTTAGAGATCAATGGGGGAATTGTGTAGATGATAATTGTTTACAATGGAATGATGGTTGTAATTCTTGTGATGTTGTAAATAATCAATTAACTAGTTGTACAGAATCTGTTTGTTATTCAAACAATAATGATGCGCATTGTACTAGAATATCAGTAACATTAACACAACAAATTCCAAATAATTGTGCTTCTTGGTATGATGGTTGTAATACATGTATGGTAAATAACGGTCAAATATCAGGTTGTACTATGATGTATTGCTTTACTATGAATACACCATATTGTCAAAGTTTTACAACAGATGATTTACAAGAAAATGATATTTGTTACAGATTTTGTGAAGATAATTCACAGACTTATATTGATCGTCAAAATGATTGTCCGAGTGGAACACAATGCCTGAGTGAATCAACTAGTTTAGTATCATTTGATTCATGTGGTGATCGTGCAAAAAAATGTTTAACTATTAAAGGTCATTAATTATTTAAAAAATGAATCATATAATTTATTAATAATAATAATAATAATAATAATAAAAATAATAAAAATAAAAAAATGAAACGAGATAAAGAAAAGAATGACACACATAAAGAAAAGAATGATTCACCTAAAAAACCTTATCGAAAAGAAAATATTCCAAAAGCAATTAGAGAACAATGTTGGATACAATCATTCGGAAGAACATTTGATCATAAATGTTATATAAGATGGTGTGATAATATAATTAATCCATTTGATTTTCATGTTGGTCACGATATTCCAGAATCAGAAGGAGGAACATTAGATGTTACAAATTTAAAACCTATTTGTGCTAGATGTAATTTATCAATGAGTAATAATTATACAATTCAAGAATGGAATAAATTATCTCAAGGGAAAAAAAAGAAAAAATGTTTTAATTGTTGTTAATTATTGTTAATAATATTAATAAAATTCTAATAACTAATACTAATATTTAAATTAACTCTTATATTTATATTTTTTAAGAATAAATATAATCCACATATATTTATTAATATTACTAAAGAATAAAAATCAAAGTATAAAATTATATTTAATAGATTATTTTTATTGAATAAATCATACATAATTGCTAAAATTAAGAAGTAAACTGAAACTGGATTGTAAACTTCTGTAAATTCCATATTAATTTTTTTCTTTTAATAAATTTTATTAAATTTTCTATATAATATCAAATTTATCTACTGTTACCATCTAATATTTCCATCATATAAAGGAATAAATTAATAATATCTAAGTAAAGTGAAATAGATGCAACCACAAAATCATCAACAGTGAAACTAAATTTTTTATGTTTCCCTCCCATAATCATTTGTGTATCATAAATAATGTAAAATGAAAACAGCATAGCACCGAAAACTGAATAAATAGTGTTTACGAAAGGGACACTAATAAATGACATCAAAAATCCCATCATTATAAATCCAAATAATATAACGACTAAAACATTTCCGAAAACAGTATAATCGATTGTTGATTGCCAAGCATACAAACTTAATCCAGTAAAGATCGTTAAAGTTGTTGATCCTCCTAGTAATAGTTTTTCTGAACTATAAACAACACCAACTATCCCTAATAAATATGTCATCATAATTGTAAATGATACTAAGATAATCCAATTAAATGGTGATTGTTTAAATGTATCATACAGACAATACAACATAATTAATTCAGTAAACATTGCTATTGCAAATATAACTGATATTGCTTGACCCATTTGACTAGTAATAAACATGGCAACATCATGATTTACATTACATAATCCTATGAAACAAGATGTAAATAATATTTGAACCCAGAGAATAGAATATACTTTTACGATAAATCTTTTTTGAATTCTATCTGGGAGTGTTGGACTTAAATAATACGATGTATTATTTAATGGTGTTTCATAGATAGATTGTTTTTGAACACTCATTATTTTTTTTTATCTTATTAAATCTTATTAAATCTTATTAAATCTTATTATATTTTGTTATTTAAAAATATTCAAATTTTTTTTAAATAATAAAAAAATAATTGTTTATATTAATATGTCTAAACGTCGTAAAATGTCTAAACGTCGTAAAATGTCTAAACGTATTAACATAGGTAAACATCGTAAAATTACTAAACGCCATAATGCATCTAAAAGTCGTAAAGTATCTAAACGTCGTAAAGTATCTAAACGTCGTAAAGTATCTAAACGTCGTAAAGTATCTAAACGCAGTAACATGGGTAAACGCAGTAACATGGGTAAACGCAGTAATATGAGTAAACGTCATAAAGTATCGAAACGTCGTAAAGTATCGAAACGTCGTAACATATTAAAACATAAAATAATTAAAAAGGGTTTGAAGAGAATTGATGGGGATTCTATGATTGGAGGTAGTCGTGGAATAGAAAAACTAAATCCTCAAGAAACGGGATTCCTCAAAAGTATTTCTCAACCCCTACGAGAAGAATCAATTTCGATGGATAATCCTAAGGGTAGTGGCCATTACGCAATTGTAGTTAAATCATCATTAGAGGAAATAGTTTATAAGGTTTTTAAATGGAGGCATGGTAAAGGTGTATCATCCTGGTTAGATTCAATAAAGAATTATTTATCCTCTGGCATTATGGGGCTTACTTTTACATATCCTGGAGAAGCAGAAGAAGAATCTCTCACCGGTCTCACCAGCGTTGAAAATTTCGGTTTAGTTAAACTTGAAAATGAAGAAGAAAGAAAAGAAAGAGAATCAGAAGAATCAGAAGAATCAGAGAAAAGAGAGGAAAAAGAAAGAGAAGAAAGAGAATCAGAAGAATCAGAGAAAAGAGAGGAAAAAGAAAGAGAAGAAAGTGTAGTTATCCCCCAAGATAAACTAATCTTATTTTCAGATGAATTATCCAAAACAGAAAGGTATGCTTTGGCATATTCTATGGAATATTACGATGGAAAAGGACTTGGTCAAATCCCATATTCTTTAACAGATACAATAAAATTATTAGAAGATCTTTGTTCTCAGATATTTGTAGCACATAAGAATGATATAGTACACAGAGATATAAAACCCGATAATATAATTATGGTGCAGAAAGAAGGCAGAACCGATCGTTATTTTGCAAAATTGGTTGATTGGGACATGCATGATTTAGTTGAATACTCTGGACTAGTTTTCAAAGTTAAAGGGACTGAAAAATTTTATTCACCTGATTTAGTTAACGCACATGACCAAAAATCTGATATTAAGGGTTCATTTTTGAAACCTGCAGATATGTGGGCAATTGGTGCTACGTTGTATTTTTACATTACTGGAGAATTATTACCTACCATAGAATCAACTCGTGGTAGGGATCGTGTTCTGAGTGAAGTGAAAGAAGGACCTTTAGTACCGATATTAAAGGGTTTACTAAATTTTCATACTAGTGAAAGATGGACAATTGATCAACTAGCAGTAGGGATTCAAGAACTGAAAACAGAGATGGCATCCAGTCAGAGTCAGCCGCAGATAACATCCGATCCGAAGAAGTCTGAACCAGCGGCAAGATCCGTTCCGAATAAGTATGAGAGAGATCGTGCATCACAGAGAGTAATGATAAATATTCAACTGAATGATGATGGAAATCATTTAATCACCTTTAAGGATGGAAACGGGATGAAACTTCAGGAAGTTAACGGGATACCAGTCACTTCTCTAACCAGAACTTTCAAACAATTTAAAAAACTTAAAGATGATATAATAAAAATTACGCCTACTGATAGAAGTTATATTACATCACAATGGAAAATAACAAATGATTGCTGGTTTGACATGTGGTGTAGTAGTTTTACCGATAAAACATCTCTTGAAGAACTCTTGCAAGGAATATTAACAATGTCTAAAAATAATAGTGAAGTGGAATCCGTATGGAATGAATGGTTGCAAGATGATGAAGATTAAATATAAATAGATAGAATTTAATGAAAATATGTAACTGAATATCCAATCACATCTTTTAGAATTAGATGATGGTGGTGTGTCTAGTTCTGATGATGATAAAACTAGAAAAAGTTATATGAGAGATACGAAATCTTCGTCCAAAAAAAAAAGTAGAAATTAATTAGCAATACATTTCTGGATAAAAAATTCAGGAACAGAACAAGAAAATTGTTCACCATGATTACTATATAAATAAATATCTATAAAATCATTAAAATTTCCATTACATGAATTTAATAAATCTTTATTATGATCTGACAATGCTTTATTTTCATCTATTAAATTAGTCATATTATTAGAACAATCAACATAATCTTCATGATATTCATGTATTTTATTATATAATAAACTATTTTTAAAAGATAAATAAACATTGTAAAACAATAACGCATAATTAAACGTTTTATAAATTCTTAATCTAATTTTTTGTTTTTGTACAATTCTTATTAAATTTAATGTATTATTATCATTTATTTCCCCAGTAGATGTTGATAATTTTACAATTCTATTTTTTTCATTATCGTGTTCAAAATATTTTATTTCTTCACGACACATAGGACATGATATTTTACCTTGATCAAACCATTCATCTAAACAACTTTTACAAAATTGATGATCACATCCAGTTGAACAAAGATCATTAGATTCTACATCTTCATCTAAACAGATTGAACATTTAATATCAGAAGATTTTGGTGAAATTAATTCTGTTTCTATTTCTAATTCTCTTTCCATATTAATCAATAGTATTATATTAATATTAATATTAATATTATTTATTTTTAAATCCTTCTTTTGTATAAATTATATAAATTCCAGATAATATCGTGAATACACCAAATATTTTTCTTAAAATATCTGGATTCATGTCAAGACTATATTTTGAAGAAATTGTAGCAAATATTGTAAATATTAATGCCATATATAATGCTGCTTTCACATCTACATTTCCTGATTTTTTAAACTTCATTGCAGCAAAATATCCTATAGGCGGAAGTAACATAAATAATGATGTTCCTATTCTTGTTTTTAATGATTTTAATAAACCGAACATTGTTAACAATGGGACAATTAAGATTTCAGCACCACCTCCCACTACTCCGGCTGCAAGACCACTTAAGATACCAGTTAATGTTAATCCTAATAAATAATTCATAATATTAATATTAATATTTAAAAAAAATTTATTATAAAATAAAATATGAAAACATTATATTTAATAAGACATGGAATAGCACAACATAATGTTTTATTTGATCGTTTAGGAAAACAAATATTTTATGATGAAAGATATTATGATACATCATTAACTAATAAAGGTCATGAACAATCTTTAAATTTAGGAAGAAAATTTAAAAAAAATAATTATAATGATATTGATATAGTTTTAACATCATCATTAACAAGATGTTTAGAAACAACATACAATATTTTTAAAGATTTTAAAAAACCTATCATTGCTTTGGATATTTTAAAAGAGTATCCTCAAGGATTACAAACGTGTAATAAAAGGGATTTTAGAGATAATTTAATTGAAAAATATCCTTTAATTGATTTTTCATTAATAGAAACAAATCCTGATTTAATGTGGAATCAAAAACGTGAAGAATCATTAGAAGAATTAGTAGAAAGGATTAGATATTTAAATCATTTTATTTATTCAAGACCAGAAAAAAATATAGCAATTGTAAGTCATAATTCATTTTTAGGACAATACAAAGATGGTAAATTTGGATTAGTTGAAAATGGTGAAAAAGAATTATTATATTGTCACCCTTATAAATATCTGTTTTCAAAAAGTAATCTTTAACTAATTCATTTCTAACCATTTTTTTACTCTCGATATTTTTTCTTCTTCAGATAAAATATCATTTATTTTTGAACTATTTACAATATAAGATGATTCAATTAATTCAGACCTTAATGGTTCATGATTTTTTATTCCCCAATTTTTTGTAATTAAATAGAAATCATTTAAACCAATAGATTCACACCAATCTACATCTACTTTTTTAAGATCATTTAACATTTCTTCATGTGATATATTTGGAAGATATAATTTGTATTCTAATTTAGATCCTGGAAAACATTGTCTTGTAAGCGGTGTTGGAGATCCATTTTCATTAAAATTATATATGGTATTCATTACAATCATACTATCTAAATTTTCAATTCTTTTTGAAATATTATTATCAGGAATACAATCTATACACCATGGATTTGATATTTTATGATTAATATCATTTGTAAAACATTTAATTCCATTTGTATTGATGTCTAGCATTGATGATTTAATATCCATACATCCTAAAATCATTGGAATACTTTCAAAACCTGAAAAATAATTTCCACAACAAATACATTTTGTAAATAAATTGTCTTTTAAAAGAATTTCCATTTTTCTTAATTTATCTTTTAATTCATTGTTTTCTTTTAACAATCTATCATATTCTGTCATTATTATTTTTTAAAATTTATTTTTTTATAATACTTTTTATATATTAATACTTTTTAAAAAATAGTTTTATCAAATTTTTAAATATGATTAATATAAGTTAATATATAAGTTAATATATAAGTTAATATATAAGTTAATAATACAATGTATAACATATATATTCTTTGGAATCTATATTGTATTTTAAGAGTTATTCATGGATCATATTGTACTATGGTGTTTTTTAAAACTATATTTGGGAAAAGTTATGAAATAATATTCTATTTTTTTACATATATTTATGAAAAAATTCAGAAAAAAAAAGATGAAATAAAATATTTAATTGAAGAAAATGATGATTTTTTATTGATAACTTTAGATTAAAAATTATTATTATTATTTCATTTATTATTATTATTTCATTATTATTATTTCATTTATTATTATTCCTTATAACAATTTCAGTATTTCCAGATGTTGAACTTGTAGGTTGTGCTTCTATTATAGGTTCAGAATTTAAATTAAATGGCGGTGGTGCAGATGGTTGTGTCGGGATAACTGGTGGAGAAAAAGGATATGTTGTTCCTATTTCTCTTGGATTATCATGATTTATATCTTTTAAACATATTTTATGATAAATCCCTAAACCTGTTAAACTACCACATAAAAAAGATAATAAATTTATTAATATTATATCATGTATTGGTATTATTATATCCATATATATAATGTTAATATTTTAAATAAAACCGGTGTCGGCAGGGTTCGAACCTGCGCGGGCGAAGCCCAATAGATTTCAAGTCTATCTCCTTAACCACTCGGACACGACACCTTTTAAAAAAATAATTTAATAATTTAATAATAATTTAATAATAATTTAATAATAATTTAATAATAATTTTACATTTTAGAACGTGTTTCAAAATCAATTGGTCCAACAAGTTTTTTATTTCTTTTTCTAATATCTTTTTTCATTTCTTTATAACTAATAAATTTTAATGATTTATATCTTTCACCATTGATATTCTTATTTCTTTGGCGGATTCTAAATGATTCTCTATCCCCATTAAGAATAATTATATTTTTGTTGTTTTCTGAACGCACATATACCTTCATTTTTTTTTACTTTGTTTATTATTATTTTATTATTCTAATAATTATTTATAAAATTCTTTTAAATAATTTAAAAAGATATTAAATATTTATTATAAAAATGGAAAATTTTACAGAATCTTGGTCTGGTGAAATGTCAGTTGAAAATTTTGGTATTTCTTGTGAAGATTTAACCAATCATTGGTTATATTTTGTATTTTCAGGTTATTTATTACCACTAGTATCACCACGTTTAAGGAATTATTTAAAAGAATTATATAATTCATGCAAACATGGTGAAATTAGTGGGAAATTTGTTACATTAACTGAATTTGGTTTTGAAAAAATTCAAAATATTGAAAATAACAATGAAATGAAAAATTTTATTAGAAGAATTTGTATAGAAAAAAAAATAGAATATGATGAAGAATTAATTGATAAAGCCGCATGGTTATTTAGTGGTGATAATGATGAAAATCATCAATCTATTAAACAAACTTGGAAACGATTAAATGAAACAATTGAAAATTTTCAAAAGTTAAGTGATTCTAAAAACTCTAATAATCCTTAATAATAATAAGTTTCTTTTAGAATTTCTTCAGGATTTTCTAAATAATGATTATAATTATAACCTTTATGATAAGAATATTGTTGACAAAGTTCAATGTACAATTGTTCAAGTGATAGAACATCACCCATCGCACGGTGTTCTTGAGGGTTTTGAATATTGAATCGTTGACATAGTCCTGGTTGATTAACACGCTCATTAATGAGTAGTAGTTTTGCAAGATACATACTATCAATAAATCTGAAATTTTCTAAACTAATCTTTTGATTATCATCAACATTATCATTATAACCTTTTACTAAACGCTTTAGAAATACAAAATCAAATGAATATCCATTGTGGGCAATTAAATAAACTGTTTCATTATTTTCTCTGTAACTATTAATATAATTAAATATATTTTCAACAACAGAATGTTCAGAGTGACCATCATTTAAAACCATATCTCTTGTAATACCTGTAATTTCAACAACTCTTTGTGGAATATTAAGATTATCACCTCGAGGCACAACTAATGATGTATAATGATCATTTGATCCAATCAATTTAATACCTACTTCAATAACATTGTGATGGAATATATTCAGTCCCGTTGTCTCAAAATCAATTACGAATAATTTGTTCATATTATTTTATTTTTTTGATAAATATTTTTTAAATACGTTTTTCAAATTTTTTTTTAAAGATATAAAAAACAATAATTTAAAAATAATTTATCGTAAAATAATATTATAATGGAAAAAATTCAATCAAAATCATAAATATCTAATTTTTTTATCATATCTTTTAATTCCTTAACATTATAATTAATTTGAGATATTTCACAATTTAGTTCCTCAACCATCATTTTTAGTTCATCATTGTCTTTTTTTAAATAATCATAATCACATTTATCAATAGTTATTAAATAACTATTTTGTTTTGGATTTTCCTTGGTTTTCTTGAATTTTTTTTCATGTAATTCTTTTTTTTTATCTTTCATATCTTTATATTCTTCAGAATTAATAAAATCATTATAACCACGTGCTTCTTGTGAAATTAAAATGTAATTTTTACTTTGTAAACGTGAAGTAATCCCACCTAAAAATCTCTTATGTGCTTTACAAATATATCCAATATCTCTTTTTTCAATATTATATAATCTATTAAGTTTCTCATCTTCTTCATCTGTCCACCTTTGACCAGAATTACAATATTCCATATTATTTATTTTTATAATACTAATACATTTTCTTATGGTTTTTTTCAAATTTGAAATTTTTAACTAAAAATTAATTTTAAATTAAAAATAATAATCATAATGATTCCCCCGGCATCTGAAGAGCAAAAAAATATAGTTGCTAATTATAAAGAAAATAATGTTAAGGTAGATGCAGTCGCTGGATCTGGTAAAACTACTACTGTTTACTATATTGGAATTGAGTATGCAAATGACCCAATTCTACTTCTAACATATAACAAAAAATTAAGGTTAGAAACAAGAAAAAAATTAGAAGAAAATGGCGTTACAAATGTTGAAGTCCATACATATCATTCTTTCTGTGTTAAATATTATAATCATAAATGTTTTACAGATCGTCCTATGAAAACTTTGATTAATAAAAATAAAAAACCATTAAAACCTTTTAATTACAAACGTATCATTTGTGATGAAGCACAAGATATAACTCCTTTGTATTACAGATTAATCCATAAAATTTATAAAGATAATGAATTTGATAATGTTTTAAAATGTATTATGGGTGATGAAAAACAGAGTATTTATGGTTTTAATGGTGCTGACGAAAGATTTATTACTAAAGCAGAAATTTTATTTAAAACAGATGAAACTTCTTGGATTAATTGTAATTTATCAACAAGTTTTAGGATTACTAAGCAAATGGCAGATTTCATTAATAAAGGATGTTTACAAAAAGAAAGAATATCTTCTCAAAAAGAGGGTCTTAAACCTATTTATTTAAAATGTGATGTTTATGAAAATCAATTTAAATTAAAATGTAAAAGTAAGATTTTTAGAATTCTAGAAAGATTACTTCAAACATATGAACCTGGTGAAATATTTATCTTAGCACCATCTATTAAATCTGAAAAAACACCTGTAAGGGTATTAGAGAATAAATTAAAAACAATTTTACCTGATATTAATATTTATATACCTACATCAGATGAAGAAAAAATTGATGAAGATGTTATTAAAGGAAAAATAGTTTTCTCTACATTCCATCAATCAAAAGGATTAGAGAGGAAGGTTGTATTAGTATATAATGCAGATGATTCATATTTCTCATTTTATAAACAAAATATTGATCCTCGTTTATTTGTAAATGAATTATATGTTGCATTTACTCGTGCAAGTGAAAGATTAGTATTGATTCATAATGAATCAAATATTCCATTACAATTCTTAGATGAACGAGTTGTCCGTAAACTAACAACTTATATGGATAGTGATGTAGATGGGCGGAGAATTAGACTAAAGAAAAATAAATTAATCAAAACTGCTGTAACTGATATTACACGTCATCTTAAAGATGAACTGATGGATGAAATTATGAAATACTTTATTATTGAAAATATTAGAAAAGAATCTCAAAAGATTAATATTGATAATCAAACGAATCAAATAAAAACAATTGAAAATGTTAGTGAAATTACTGGTACTGCTGTACCAATCTATTATGAAAGTTTAATTAAAGGGAAAATTGATTGTATTCGGTCCTTACCCCGTGATGAAAATAAAACTCAACATAATATGAAAGAATTTGGATTAATTGAAGATTCAATGATTGAAGAAAGAAAAGAAACTAAGAATTATGATATTAAAAAGATTAATATTCATGAATTATCAAATAATCCTGATGAATTATTATATATAGCAAACCGATGGTGTAGTTATAAAAGTGGATTCTTAGCAAAGATAAAACAAATTACTGTATATGATTGGTTATCTCAAGAAAATCTAGAAAGATGTAGAAGTCGTATCGATACTTTAGAACTAACGAAAAATGTTGATTTTGAGAAGAAATATCAGATAGGTGGTCAGAAAGAATTATTTAATCGTGAATTAATTGGATTTATTGATTGTAAAGATAAGAACAATATTTATGAATTTAAATGTGTTAATAAACTAGAACCAGAACATTTCATTCAATTAGCAATCTATGCTTACATGAATGAAATGGAATGTAGACATTATCAAATGATGTTTAATTATTATCTATATAATATCCTTACAGATGAAATGTTCCGAATAGATGTAGAATTTGATAAATTAAAAGAAATGATGGAATATATCATCTATAAAAAATATTTCTCTGATTCAGAAAAAGTCCCAGATGAAATATTTATTAAAAATATGATTGATTTAATTGTTTAAAATAATATAAAAAACAATAATTTAAAAATAATTTATCGTAAAATATATTATGGAAAAAATTCAATATGCTTGTTCACCAAATAATTGTTATTTTTATAATGGACGAGATATGTATGATATAAAAACAAAAAAAATCGTTAATATTGAACCGAGGAGAGTCCGTTTAGGAGATATGCTTTATTATTATAAAACACCAGAATACAATGAAAGATTAGAAAAAGTATTTAATCCTGAAGACAAAGATGATATAAAAAGTCGTAAATTATTTGTTGTTTTTAATTTAGTTATGAAAGACAAAATATTAGAATTTATTAGTTGGGATAAACTAGAAGATATTATGTTTTTTGATTCTCGCAATGAATATTTATTGAATTTAGAAAAACAATCCAAAAATGATTTAAAAGATATAGATTTAAAAGAAAGATTAAAACACGTTTATCAAAGTGAAATATTAACTGCTGGTAATGAAATATATGTTTTATGTAAAATAGATCCTGAAACTGGTGACCATTATTATGCTTTTGAAAGAGCACCGAATATAATTGAAGCCCAAAGAAAATCAATGAGATTAAATCAATCAAAATTTAAAAATGCATATTGGGGAATGAAACAAGAATATTTAACAAAAAAATTAGGTAATAATATAATATTTGATTTCACTAAAATGTAATTAATCTGCTCTTTTCTTTTTCTTTTTTTCTTTATATTTCCCTATTTTATATTCATATTCTATTTTATCCATTTTTTTTAATATATTTGGAGATATATCTGTAAAAGGTATTGAACGATCAATTAAAACTCTTGCGTTACTATAATATTTTAATCCTTCTAATGATCCTTTTTTATTCATTTTATCTCCTGCATTCATAAATTTCAAAATTTCTTCTTCTTCTTTTGAATATTTCTTACAAAAAGAACTAGTAAAATATCCTAAAATATAAAATAGTATTCCAAAGATAATATAAATCAATTTATCTAAAATAATATCAATTAATTTTGTTTGAATGACTTCAATTGTAATAATTTCATAAGTAGTAAAGATGATAAATGAATATTTTGTTATATATTCAAACATGATGATTATTTTTTTTAAAATATTAATTAACAATATTTCAAATTTAATTTATTTAAAATTTTAATCATAAATCTAAATAATATGGAACCACAAATCATTGATTATTATAATGAGATTCCAAATGGAATAAATGTGATTGATAAAATGAATGAAGAATTAAGTGAATTACAAAAAAAATATTCCGATTTGGAAAAGAAAATTAATAAATTTAAAACACCTTTTATACACGTAGAAACAAAAGAAGAATACAAAAAATATGAAGATATCATATGTAATCAGTTTAAAAATAAGATAAATGAATTTTTAAAAGATGAAGAAACAGGGATATTTGAATTAATTAATATTAAACCCATCCATAATTGTCACCCTGATACATTATATGATGACTTTTCGAATGGTTTATATTGGTATTCTGACAAATTTAGTGGTGTATTAACACCTGAGGAAATGAAAGAAAAAGATAAATATATGAGAAAAGAAAATTGTAAATGGAAAATTATAAATGAATTAAATAAAATAACAAAAAATGTTAATAAAGAGTGGTGTGAATTAAGGATAGAGTTAGCGTTTAAACTTAGTTTAAAAAAATATCCATCAATAAGATATAAAGAATTAACAGATAAATATGAAATGATTGAAGATTTAATACATCATATTTTTAATGATGAAGATTGTGATTATTTACCTGAAATATATCTTAGATCTTGCAAAGAACATTCACTTTTGGAATATTGTGAATCATTAAATAGTTTAATATGTTATAATTGTAAAATTTGTGATGTATTATCTAATTATTATGATGGAGAATTATTATGTGTTGATTGTAGATTTAATATTTAAAAATTTGATTTATTTAAAAAATTTAATAATAAAGATAAAATAATAAATAACAATGCCAACGTATTATACTCAATCAGGTGAAAAAATAAGGAATCCTGAAGCATATGCTTTAACTGGTGCCCCTATGTTTAAAACTAAGTATCAACAAAAGAAAGATATTAATGCTCCAACAACAATTTATAAATTAAATCTTGAGAATGGTAAAAAATATGTTGGTAAAACAACTGATGTTGATCGCAGAATGGATCAACATTTTTCAGGAAATGGATCAAAAGTGACAAAAAAATTTAAACCGATCGATGGTAAAATCATAGATGAAGTCCCCGGATTCTTTTCTGATGATGTTGAACAAGAATATACTGAAGATTATATTGAAAAATACGGATATAATAATGTAAGAGGTGGATATTATACTAATTCACATACATTAGAAAAAAATAATAAAAAACAATATGTTACTAAGAAAAAGCAAGTGAAGTGTTATAAATGTGGAAAATATGGACATTATGCTAATCAATGTTATTCAAATTATAGTTATAATAGTGATGATGATTATTAATCATTCACATCCTATGACCATCACGTAACCATGCATCTAGATTTTGATTGATATATTGTTGAATATTCTCTAAATTATCTTGTTTTTGAGTGTTTACAAGATACTTATTTAAATATACATTTAAATATCCTAGATCATCTAGAATACTTTTCAAACGATTAATTTCATTCATTTTTTTTATAATTTATATTTTAATTGTTTTTTAATAAAATTATTTCAAATTTATTTAAAGTAAAACCATTAAATAAAATAAATTATAAAAAAAATGAATGTTAATGACAAATATTCAAGAACATTTATAGCATCTTCTGAAATATTTTCAGGATTTACTGCTCAAATTAATATAACTCAGGTAGAGTCAATTGATGATATTATTAAAGAATTTACGGCGCGTTTAGAAAATGTATTATCAACAAATCATTTAACAAATTTATTAGAAGAATTAAAACAATCAGAAAAACGTTTTCATATTCATTCAAATTCAATTGAAGATATTTTAACATCTAAATCCGAAGATTTTTTTTACATTTGCGATCATTGTTAAATTATTTTTTTCTATTTTCTTCGTTTATTATTTTTCTTTGAATGTCTTTTCTTTGAATATCTTTTCTTTTTTTTTGAATATTGTTTTCTATTGCTCCGTTTTTTTGAACCACCACTAATTTGGTTTTCCATAATAGTCCCCATTGATGGTGGGGAATTTAAAAAAGGATCAAATCCGAAATAATTTTTCGATGCTTCACTAACTATTGTTGGAACACATTCTTGTACACCTTCCAACATTGCAGAACCAATGCCCTGACTTATTTCAAAAAATGTATTTTTCATTGAATAATTTGGAATATTATCAACCATAATAATAATATATATATATATAATATTATAATGTCAAATAATTCTTGTGTACCAAATTATTCTGAATTATCGGAAATTCCTGGTAGTGTTGCAACAGCATATCCTATGACTAATTATGATCCCACCCGACCTGTTGCAACAGCATATCCCATGACTAATTATAATCCCACAAAACCTGTTGTAACCTCTCTTCCAAGTAATGCTTTAAAAACTAAATTAATAACTGATAAAGAAAGAATGAAAAAAAGAGATAAAAAAAGAAATCAAGCAGTAAAGGACAAAATAAAAGGACATGCTCTGGGTACTATTGCTGAAAGTGCTGTTTCAGCAATACCTTTTATTGGTCCTGCATTAGTAACTGGTTATCAAGAGATGGATAAAGCAGGGGATGAAATAATACAACGGGAAACTGCCGAAGGATACTATAATGCAATAAGGAATGCGTTTACAAAAATTGATCAGAGATTAAATCTAATGGAAAGAAATATTGATCATTTATATGAATTAAATGGTGAAAAAAATGTATTGTTACCTGATTTATCACTATCTGGTGAGTTCAGTGGAGAAGTAGAAAGAGATGCTGTTTTAGCTAAAGGAAAGATGTATGGTGGAAAAAATAGGAATAAAAGAACTAATAGGAATAAAAGAACTAATAGGAATAAAAGAACTAATAGGAATAAAAGAACTAATAGGAATAAAAGAACTAATAGGAATAAAAGAACTAATAGGAATAAAAGAACTAATAGGAATAAAAGAACTAATAGGAATAAAAGAACTTATAGAAGAAAAAACTAATCCGAAAAATATATAATATATAATATATATTATATGGATAATAAAATAAATATAGAAGGAGGAGAAAGAAATGCTAGAGGAGATATATCTTCATATATAATAAATGATGATACTGATAATTATATTCAAATATATGGTAGTATCGTTCATGAAGAAGTATTACCCAAAGCAAAAACAAAAGACTTACAATTGTATGACTCATTATTTAATCCTCCGAAAACTTATTCATTTAGTCCAAGATTATTTGAATCTTTAAAAACATTTAAATTTTTAAAACAAAACAAAACAAAATATTATCAAAAATTAATAGATGATCTTTCATATATTTTTTATAATCTTTCAGAAGAATCAGGTGTATTTGTAAATTCTTTTGTTAAAAATGAAAAAAAGACATTACAATTAAAAGATGAAAATACATATTTTAAAGTAGAAACTATGTTATATAGTGAAAATGAATCATATTATGATTCAAGTTATAATCATAAATATGTCACTCATAAACATAAATTTTTAACTATATTTTTATGTACAACTGATAATAAACTCGTTGTTGGAGATAAAGAAAAAGATATAGAATTATTTTTATTTTCTTTTGGAGTGGAATTAGATGAAAATAAAAATGCTATTTTATCTTTACCAGATAGGTTTAACAATACAGAATATAGTGTTAATACATTTAAATTAAATATTAGTGAAAAATACAAAATATTAGAATTATTACAATTATTAACAAAAAGTAATTATAATTTCAACGGAGATGCTAGAAAAGATGGATATGGAAAATTTGTTAAAAATGACGATCAATTTCCTAAATTTATAAATGATATTTTCAAAAATTATAAAACAAAAGACTTATATACAACATTAACAGAATATGGAAAAAAAAAGAAACGTAAAAAAAATACTTATAAATTTGCATTATATTTAAAAGATGAGTATGATGGTTATCTACCTAATTTTGCGGGTGAAGAACGTATATCTACAAAAGAGTATATCGAACAAAATATTGAACAAATAACTGAAAAATTAAAAAATATTGATCAGGAAAGATCAAATGTATCATATTCTAGTCATACGATATCTTCTTTAAAAAATCCAGATATTTTATCATTAGAAAAACAATTAAGTGAACCTATGGTTATATCACCTCATTCAGTTCATCATTCAGATTCAATGAGTTCTGATAATTCTTTAGATTTTTTCCATTCAGTTGGAACTTCAGATAAAAAAAGATTATCATCTGATAAACAAACATTAGAAAAATTATATTATGAATTAAAAGAACAATTAAATCAAGAATTTTTAAATTTAGATTCAAGATTATATACCAATTACCTTGAATTAGCAGGAAGTGTTGCTGGTGGTAAAAATAATAATAAACGGAAAAGAACAAAAAGAACGAAAAGAACGAAAAGAACGAAAAGAACGAAAAGAACAAAAAGAACAAAAAGAACGAAAAGAAAAAAATAATAAACAAAGTAATAATAAACGAAGTAATAATAAACAAAGTAATAAATAAATGAAGTAATAAATAAATTTTTTATGAAAATATTTTTGTAAATTGTTTTAAAAGTTTACCAGCATCAGGTCTTTTATCCATATCAGCATTTAAACATTTTCTAATTAATTTTGTATATTCTACAATATTTTTATCATTTGATTTTTCCATTTTTCTAATACATTTTAAAACTTCATTACGACAAGGTTTATACCCTTCAGCATTTTCCCATATATCACCACACCAAATCTCAACTAAAACAACGCCAACAGAATAAATATCTGATTTATATCCTACCCAATAACTATATTGTTCTGGTGCCATGTAACCTTCAGTGCCATATTTACATTCAATTTTTACAATATTTTTATCTTTCATTATAGTTGATGATCCTAAATCGATTAATTTTAAAGATTCATTTCTTAAAGTATATCCTATATTATTTGATTTAATATCACCATGAACGATTGATCTATCATGTAGTTCTTTTACTGATTCTAATAACTTTTTTGAAAGTTTTATCTTAATATCAGTAGACATTGTAAAATCCCAGTATATATCTTGTTCTTCATTGTATATAATATAATTGTTTTTTGGTTTAGGCGATATTGAATTACCTATTTTATAACAAGGTGTCCATTCAGATTCTCTTTGTAAATAATCATATAAATCATTTTTACCTAAATATTCCATAATTAAATATACATTATCATCTTTATTAGATATACCATACGTTTTCATAACTCGTTTACATCCTTTTGTTCTATTTGCAACATCTAATTCATAAATAAAATCTTCTTGAAAAACTTCAAAATCATCCCATTTATTTGTATCATATTCTTTTACGGCAAAAACATTATCATCTATGAAACATTTATAAACAGTTGAATTTGCTCCTGAACCTATTTCATCTTTGAATTTAATAAAATCATAATCATATTTTTTAAAATTTTGAATTTGATCGAAAAAATCCATTTAAATTAATTTTAAAAAACTATTAATTCAAAATTCAAATTTTTTAAATTTAAATTTAAAAAAAATTAATTATATTTTAAAATATTATTTTATTATTTTATGATCTAAAACTATTTACTGATTTTCTGTGACCTTTGCCTTTGCCTTTTCATTCCATTCATTTTGTTCTTCTTCTGAAAGTTCCTTCCACTTCTGTCCAACAAATGTTACATACTTAGGCTTTTCCCCACCATCTTCAACAATCTTATTCATTTCTTCATTAAACTTTTCCTTGTTTTGCTGTCCAAAGAAAGTGTATCCTGAAAGTGCCCTCTTAGGCTTGTTTGGATCCTTTGCCTTCTTCATCTTCTTACCCTTTACCTTGTCTCCTGGTGTGTAATCTCCAAAGAGATGCTTCATAACATCTTCCTTTGTAAATCCTTCTTCACCAAGAGTCTTTCCTTCAAACTCATCCATGACATTTGTCATGATTTCATCCATAAAGGCATGAACCTGGGAAGCAAATTGCGTGTTCATCTTTCTTCGTTTACTCTTTTACTCTTTTACTCTTTTACTCTTTTACTCTTTTACTCTTTTACTCTTTTACTCTTTTTACTCGTTTACTCTTTTGCTTTACTATTTCTTTATCTTTTTAAATATATGTTTTAT